TTTGTTGACTAATACGTTTAGCTTTAGCGTCTTCTCTTTCTTTTTCTCTTTTATCCAAAGATTGAACATCCATTCCTTTGAGCTGCATTTGCATATCAAACTCAGTCTGCATTAATTGCTGCTTGAGTATGGCCTCATTCTTCATCTTCTCAATCTCAAAAGCCACCTCAGCTTGCTTAAGCTGCATTTTAGATTGTGTCTCAAGTTGGATTTTCTGCATAGAAGTTTGAGCAGCCATCTGTTGGATTTGAACTTGCTGCTGAGCTTGTATAGCCTGAGCCTGCATTGCACGCTGTTGCTCTTTCTCTTCTTTCTTAACTCGCTTGAGTTTTAAGAGTTGGTTAGCCAACTTGAGATTTTTAATTTCGCGTATATCAATTGCATCCTCAAGGTTAATATCACCTTTAGATAAAGCAATTTGAATATTTTGCTCAAGCTGCGCTTTCTCTTCTTCGTCGGGAGAGATGTCGATGAAAATTCCGAAGTCATATACGTATAGGTCTTTAATTTCATTTAAAATAGATACATTGTATTTTCCAATCTTATTGGCGAAGTCATCTCTAAAGTCAGCATATTCTAAAATATCTGCAATTCTATACGTAAGTGCCTCAGCTATTGATTTGAACATATATAGACTACCGTCAAGAATGTGACGTGTAGCTGTGTTTGAGTTAAGCGCTGCAAGCTTCTGTACACCAATCAACGCACGAGGATCAGGGTCTGAACCATCACGAGCCTCATTAAGACCTGTTACTGAACGTAACATATCCATATAGTGGTTGTAGTTTGCAATAAGCATTTGTGTCTTAGCAGCACCGGAGTTACTGTTTAACTCTTGGATTGGAACACGAGCATTATTGAACTCACCATCTTGAGTATAACTACGTCCAATTACACTACCCGTTTGGAAGTACAGTCGGAGTGCATCCTCAGGATTGTAAGCTGCTCCTGTACCAAGGTCAACCTCATTGAGACCATCGGCATCGATGAACACACCATCAGGCACAACACGTGCAATTACTTGCTGAAGCTTCAAGTGCGTCAACTGAATCAAGTCAGCAAATGGTATCATTCGACGAACCATTGACTCAATAACACCTTTGTACATACGTGGCGCAACAGCTACGTAGTTTGGCAAAGCGTGCTGAGTAGCTGACTTTGGTCTAACCATATTTTCAGCCATCTCCCACTTAAGTAGGATATTGGTACCCATGACCATAATACCATTATACCAAACGTCAATTATCTTCTCGATTTTTTCAAAACGACCTTCTTCCATCATCTCCACAGGAGGATTGAAGTTTTCGTCTTTCTCAATTACTCTCGTATTTCCATTGTCAAGAATTTTCTTCTTGTATACAATTTTCTTAGTAGTCTTATAGTTAAAGTAAAGAAGAGTACACGTATCACGGTAAAAAACATTATTCTCATAGAACTGAGCTACATTGTAGTAGTCATACCAACTTTGGCTGTATTTTGAAATTTGCTCCAAATCCTCACGTGTGAGTGATTGGTCAATCTTGTAAAGCTCTGTAATTGAAAGAGTTCTGATTTCACCCCAATAGAAACAGTCTCTAAAGTATGGGTCTTCAGTGTAGCTGTACACAATGTTTGCAGGATCTACGTATGAGATTTGAACACCTGCTCCCGGAAGGAACTCGTGTTTCTCTACAGCGATACCAATAGTCATTAGGTCGTAGTCACACTGCTTACGAATATTGTCATATCTATTCTCATCGAGAATTGTATTGATAGCCTCCTCCTCTGCAATCTCAATGGCAGGTTTGTAGTTGAGGTTCATATACAATGATAGCTCTTCATCAGTGCTTGGGAGTTCATCAGGGTTCATCACAAATGGATCAACACCTGTTTGCTCTTGTATATTCATCAGAAGGTCTTTTGCAACCATCTGACTCTCAATCATATCTTGATACTTATTTCTTTTTGCCTGAGACATTCCATCCTGAGCATATGCCTTAACCTTAAATAAACGGTCAGACATTCCATTGACAACAATGTCAACAAACTTAGGAATGATTGGAACAGGTGTCCAATCAAGGTTGATATATGATAGGTCGCCATCAACAGCAAGTTCATCCTTGTATTTGGCAATAGGCTGCTCACCACGCGCATATAAACGCAGTCTATGAAAATCACGCCATTGGCTGTAGTATCTACATTGATTGCCATCTTTACGGAACCACTCATATTGTATAGCGCTCCCCACTTGCAATCCGAACTCCATTGTCTCCTTCTCTGCATCTGATGCAAACTGACTAGGAAAAGACGTCTGCGATATGTTTACTATTACCTCCTTCATTCTATATATGTTTCCAAGTTTTTCTTGTTAATATAAATGCAATTGTTGATTTTGCAACATTATATATCTTGGCTATTTTTCTTTGACTAAAACCTTCTTCTGCTAATTTTCTTATTTCTAAAACATCTTTCTCTTTTAATTTAGAAAATCCATTTAATTCACCTGATGTTTTAATACTCGTCATTAATTTAGCATGCTCACTTCTCTTCTTTCCATACATAGGCGAATTTACACCTGATAGCTTTTCTGACATTTTTTTCTTTGTTTCTTCAGAAACAACTTTACCCGTATGAAATTCAGATATTCTTTTTTTATGCCAATCAGAAATGGATTTACCTTTATTTGGCTCACCCATTTTCTTCTTAGATTCTTCGGTGTGAACCAATCCTAAACATCCATCTCCACCTAAGGTTATATTACATAGGGTTCCTCCATCTTCTTTTCTCTTGTGTATCTGTATGAATTCAATTTCTTTTTCTTTAGCAAATTCATATGTAATACCATCAAATAAAATTTCAACTCTATAGTCAGTGATAGATGTTATAGATTTCCAATGATTATTTCTGTGAGTTTTAGAATTAGCTCTTTGGTATATATCATCATTACCTATGCCAATATAAAAAGGTTCATTCTTATCAAGTCTAATATGTCGATATAAATATGCCATTATACATTCAAGGAGCTAATATTCCCTTTATTATTATATGTAGCAAATTTAATGCTTATTTTTGACTCTTTTACCTCAGGTTGATATAAGTGCTTCTGACAAGCCATAATAGCCAATCCTGAGCTAATTGTCGCATCAAACATTGTACGATCGCTAATATCGAATTTAGCCCAATCCTCTAGTGTTTTGTTGAACGGCATAAAGCCCATCTCACCATCTTCCTGAACACCGATGTACTTCTCGATGTAACTCTCAATGGCCGCAGCATGAGCCTGCTTGACATCTTCTGATGAGTTTGGTATACCACCTAGCTCACGCTCTGTCTTAGACAACTTAGCGTACACTTTGTCAGGACGATTGATACAGAACCCACGGTATCCCCTATTCTTAAAGTGATACAGCAAACGCGGTTTGTTGTTCTCAATCAAGATTGGCATACCATAAAACACACAGGCCATCAATACTTCCTCAAAGAATATCTCTGCGGTCTGTGGACGTGCAATGTATTCCAAAAAGAATTGGTTTGTAGGGGCCTCATCCATGTGGTATTTGGTTAGACCATGAAGAGCACCATTTGAACCACGTCCCACTACAACCCCTGAGATATCATAGGAGTCACATCCAAAGGCACCAATGTGCTCATTGCCGGGATATCTAACCCCATTCTTTGTATACACTTGGTTTTGCAAATGCTTTGTAGGAGCCCATGATATTAAGAACCTACCCCTTCGATCAGGGGTGAATATCACTTGGGTATCTTTGATGCCATCCTTCCAACTAAATGAACCTCTAGTGTAGTGATGCTCTTTAATCAATGTATCATTAAAGTCAATCTGCTGATATATCTTGGTCAAGTTGAATAGAGCGGACTTACTCTCATCTCGGAATGCGTGAGACTCTGTCCTTGGGAACTGACGATAGAATTCGTTAAGTGCGTCAGGGTCGTTCTTCAATGAGTCAACCTCTGCCTCCCAATAGTCAATGGCCCCATTAACAATCATATTCCCATCAACACCCTTGATTGGCGCATTTGGTTTACGCAATACAGGCATGCCATAAAGATCAATGAAGCCTTCCATATTCCACTCCATCGGAATGAATAGACCATAAAGCCCTGACTTAGTTTGACCATTGGCATTTCGTGTAGACGGTTTAGAATCCTCATACAAGTCTTTGTAGTTCTGACCACCTTTGCTCAATGCATTTGATGTAGAACCCATCATGCACTTACCGATAATCTTAGAACCCAAACGCAAACACGTCTTAGTTACTCGCCAATTATTCAGAATGTTATTTGGCTTAGTCCACTTAGCACTATTCATGCTAATCGTAAAGTCACCAAGTATTAACTTTCTTTCATCATCAGTTTCACCATCCACTTGAATGCCTATGTATTCTCCTTTATCGAGATATTCGACAGATACTTTATTTCTTCTTCCTCTACTTGAAGGAGTATATCCTTCAAATGATTTCTTTTCCGTAATTAAAGGTATTCTTGATAACTCACCCGAAATATTTATTCTATATGATTTTGTATTAAAATTTGTAGTTTGTTCTTGAATATTACTACAGCTTAAACCGCAAGATAATGCCAAAAATCTTATTTGCTCAATAAGGTCTTTTCGACTCATTCCAATTGAAATAATATTTTTTTTCTTATCAGAATAGCCGTCAGATTCTATTAAGCCTGCTAATAATTGAAGCCTTGTTTCAATAGATGATTGCATATACTGCATTGGTATATGCTTATTGTTATATACATTTATTTTTTTAAGTTCTGAATTAATTCCTTTGAATCTAAATTCTACAATTTTATCAGAAGTACTCTTTACTAATTCAAAAGGTATATTATACATCTCGGCAAATCTGCCTAAATAATGAAGTATTTCAGGCTCCTCATATTTATTGACTAATATTGTTAATCCGCTTTGCCTTCCATCTCCAAGCCAAAGACCTAAAAGATATGGAGGTATTCCATCGAATATATCAGGAGATTCAATGCCTTTTGATGTAACCCTTGTTAAATGTTGTTTTCTAAATTTAGAGCTATTAATGTACTCTTCAGGATTCATTATTACTTCACCCTTCTTATATTCACTAAATACAAGTCTATGATTTTTAGTAACAATGTAATCCTCTCCGTATGGTTGCTTAACTAAATACCTATCTGTTATTCCTTCAGTTCTTTTTACAACTGTCTTTATTATGCCACCCTCTACAATTACTTTATCTCCAATATTAATATCTTTTATTTCTTTAAAAGTAAAATCACTCATTAATATTTTTGTATTTGGATCATAACACTCATCATGCGCTAAGAACAATAGTTTCTCACCATCATAAGAGTTCTCATCTGTGTTCTTCCAATCTATTGTTGTGTCAAGGCCATCTACGCCATCCTCATCAATCTCATGCATATTCTTTTTGGTGATCTTGGAAGCAGGAACACGATATGCAAGCTCAGTCTTTGGCTTATCCATACCATCCATTACCGGCTTGAAGAAGAACGGTAAGTTGCTGTTGATAGGCACAACCTTATCGGTGAACATCTTCTTGGCATCGGAACCTGTCTTTGATAGGATACCAACCCTAGAGTCTTTTGCAAGAGTTGCAATGTTCACGCACTCAGATGATGACATAAAGGAGAACCCGGAACGACGTATCTTTAAATACACCATTCCAAAACTTCTATAGTCAGCCTTACAGGACTCCCAATAGATAAAAAAGATACGGTTTGCTTCTCGGAAGTCAGGGTATCCGACGTCAATCTTAGACCACTGAAGGTACATGTAGTGGGAACCCGTCATATATGTCGGAGTTCCGTTGTTCATAAACCAATGCCCCTGATCTCGGCGATCAAACTCTTTCTCTATGTAGTCAACGTATTGTGCTTTGAATTCTTTAGGCATCTCATGCCATTGGAAGATTGACTGAATGCGACCCAACTGTTTTGGTATGTCAACACGCTCCCAATACTGCTCTGATGATTTTGAACTTCTGCTTGTGCAATTTGAAGGGACATCAGGAAGGGCTATATTCACTCCATTGATGTTGTATATATCACCTATCCTTCCTGTCTTTGATAAGATTACAACATCGTATTGGTCATTATAACCATACTGCCAACTGTGGTTTCGGTTCTTTTGATCTTTAACCCTCTTAGGTATGTGATCTTTGATAACGCTATATAAACTATTTAGCTCTTCGCTCTGCGAATCCCTGTTTAATGTCAATTTTTGGTGATTCATCTTTTACCTCCTCCAATATAGCCTTCTCGGCTTCGATTTTATTTAGAATTTCGAATGCATCAAATATAGCTAATCGTTTTGATGCCGCAGCGTTCTTTAATTTGTCTACTGACAAGTCATCCTCAGGATCAGGTTTAATGATATCCTCTTTAGCAACCTTGATGAGTTGCTCAACAGCTCTGTATCCTGCCTCAATAATATTACGTCTTAAGTCTTTCTCTCTGCTCATAATTTCACTGTGATTTGATGGTCATACATGCGGTATAGCTTCTCATCGTCTA